CCAATCCAATTTTTCCAGTTTGTCATCATTTGCTTCCCAGTTGCGGTAAAGGGCTAATACTTTTGAAGTTGTCTCATCAATGGTAAGAATATACGGGGCGCGGCGGCCATTTGTTTCTGGGTCTTCTTCCAGACGCATAAAACAAGTTACTTCGTAAATGCGACGTAAACCGTCAATATTTTTCGATGGCATTTCTTTGCCTTCGATTTTATTATTGGCTTTTTCAGATTGCGTTTGATCATCTAACGGTGCATCAGAACTGTATTCTGAATTGATGTCGATATAAATGCCGGCTTCAATACGCTGTAAGAAAGTGTCTTCGGTAATGTCTTGGACTTCAGTTACGCGTTGTGCTGTATAGAAGTTGGTTGAGGAGTAAGGTAGGAGAATATTGTCAATTGGCACCCATTCGCATGTTGGGCGCGCTTGTTCGCTATCATAGCGCCATTTGAGAAACTGAGAACCGCCTAGTGGGAGTTGGGTCAGCAACTGTTCCATTTCGTCACGGAACTCAGGTATCTGTTCAGTGAGCTGCCAGTTCATAAAGTCTACTTTACGATTGGCTGTCTCTTCTTTTAATCTGTCTGCTATGCCCTTGATATTTGACTTAACGATACCATCTGGGGGCAATAGCTCTTTGGATGACGATGCTGCGAAATCAACGCAGCTTTCTGCCATTACCGGATGAACAACTTTAGAAGCGCCATCGAAAGTAGCGCCACCGGGAGCGTCCTTACCAAGACCAGTACGACGTAAGCCCTCTTCATATTGTTTATCTCTTTGCTTACGTGATTCTCTGTCTACATCAATGTAGTCAAGATACTCAATCGCCAGTGCTTGTAAGTCACCTTCGTCGAATACTTCGGCAAGGTTGGCATAAAATTCTGGTGCTTCTTTAGGGCTTGCTTTTGGTGTAAAATTAACACTTACCGAGCCATCTTCGTTTTCGATGACTTCTTGTTCTGCCTCATCTGGGTCTAATCCCAGTTCATCTTCAAATTGCTCCAGTTCCATGTCCTGGTCTTGAGCTTCATGGATATCATCTTCTCGGTCTAAACCGGGAAGGTTGTTTCCTGATTGAATCGGTAGTCTTGGGTTTGCCATAGAATATTTTTATTTGTTGCGCGGCGATGCTTGGCCGGCAATTAGGAATGGGATGGACACAATTCGGTCCTTATTTTAACTAATACGTTAAATGAGTTAAATCCGCCCTACATGGAGTAGGGGTTAGCGAACTTATTACGATAGGCGTCATCAGAGTAGTCATAATCCCTTGCAGGCAAGAAATCGAGCTGAATCCAGCCAGAATCCCTTAAAACACGCAAGGCCTGGGATAATGAGTCCACATAGTCATCGTGACCCCCTGCTTCTGGGAATGAGCATACCTGACGCAAGAATCGTTTAGCCCACTCTGCAAACTCACCCTTAACCTTGATGTCTTCCGGTATAAACACCTTACCCTTAGCAACCAGTGGGGCCACAATGTTTAAACGCTGCACTTTATCAGCGCGCCCCGGGTTGTAGCCTCGTACAGGCACCCCAGAGCCTTGGAGCTCTTGAATAAGGGATATACCTGCACTCTTGTCTTCCATGAGTATCAGGTCGGCTTTACGGCCCTTACCGAACTCGTTGTCTGCCCCATATACCACTTCTTTAAAATCGTCGATTACTTTGCGGCGTAACTGTGGGTAGGCTAGGTGCTGATCCCACGCATCAAGTAAAATAATTGACGTACCAGCATCAAGCTGCTCAAACACGCCCCATACTGTACAAGCTGTGGGGTCATTCATTGTTTTTTCTGAGGTAGCCGGATCATACGAGGCAATCACGTATTCCAGGGTTGGTGTGGGTTTGTTAGCTGGCCACATCTTAAACATTTTGCGTTTGATAATACCGGCAGCTTCTGGATCAAGGATCTGACCATAAATCTCCTGTTTACCAATGTCAGTGCCTTCGTACGTTTCTAATTGTTTAAAGAACGTTTCAGACAGGTTGTCTCGGTTGTCGTATGAACTGGCATTAACAACATACACATCGCCGCCAACTTTACCCTCGTTTAGGTCAACGATAAGTTCTTTGGGCTTAGGCGTCGTGGTGATGATTTGTTGGACGCGGGGGATTCTTGGATCCTTAAGACGCAAAGTAAATTGCACACCGTCGTAGGCTTCGTCGAGGTAGTCAAAGGCACACAGCTCATCGAACCAAGCGCCATGGTATTGTTTACCACGATACCGTTCTGGTTCTGAGGCTGGAATTCCCTGAATGATAGATCCGTTGGTGAGTGTAATTTCAAATAGGGATTTGTTGTAGTCTTTGATGAGGCTGGCTGGGATAATATTAAGCAGACCGGAATCTCCCTCAAAACAAGTTGCTCGTATGTCGTTAGAGGTAGGGGCGGTGACAAGCCAGCGTGTGCCTTCATACTTCCAAGCGCGAATGCCAATCCAATGGGAAGCAGTGTGCGTTTTACCAGATCCACGACCCGCCAGCATGAGGAATGTGTCGTACTCGCCATCCTCTGGCTCGCGCTGATGTGGGAGGGCTTGCAGGCTCCATTTGACCTGCCACATGACGGAATCGAGTTGTTGTTTGGGCCAGTGTTTGTGTGCATCGGCGAACTTCTTTAAAATAAGTTCCTGTTTGGGTGTTAAAGACATGATATAAAACCTTCTTGTACTAAGAAGCTCTTATCAGCTCCTTCAGTTTCAATATGAACGCACATCTGTGGTTCAATCTTTTTAATAATTTCAATGTATCGTCTGGCTTGGTGTACTTTAATCTTTGGGGAGACTTGATGATCCATTAGCTGAATACGACTACGAAACGTCAGTGTGTATTCGTTAAAGTCTTGCCGATAGGTTAGATTGGTTTTAATCCCCAATGATTCTACTAGGCCTTGAACCTGGCGCATAACGGCGCCAGTTTTGTTTGTAATTCTAAACGTATCTGTAGTTGGATTGTATTGCCGGCGTTTAGCGTACAAAATACCAGATAGCAGTTGGAGCCTTTGTTCTGGTGATGCTAGTAAAAAGTTTTCCGGTATCCTAGTTGGTATTCTGGCAATGAGCTGCATCTCTACCCTAGGCTCAGTGCTGTACACCCGCATGTGGCACTGTTTGTCTCGCCAATGGATTATTTGATACCCAGCGTCTTTTAACTTTTGAGCTACCGTGTCTTTATGCTCTTTGGGTATTTTGATTTGGTTTTTAAGATTTCGGTTAAAGAACCAAAAGCCAAACACAAAAGGATGAACAGGCAAATCTTGGTGCGGCAGCTCAATTGGTTTTGTGCTGGGAATAGAGTATTCCAATTTATTCTTTTTTGTGACAAGTGGCAGTTCTAAAAGCTGCCCTACACTCACTGGCCGCAATGGGCGCCGAAATTTATGAACGCCTTTGTATTCGTGCGTTCGTTTGCGGTACTTTGTGTTTTCGGTTGGGAAGGTTAGATGTTTGTCGCCAGAAATGGTCAATCCATCAGATAGCGTAATCCGATAGCAATCTTGGGCATAGTACTCCTGTACCAGGGTTACTTTGGTCGGTTTGCCATTACGGTCAAACAGGTAATCTCCTACTTGGATTTTTGATGCGGGTTTCCAGTAGTTATGAGTTAGTACTTTTTCTGTTGCTAAAATCGCCATGAAAGTTTTCTCGGACCCATTGGTCCAGCCAGCGCCCTAACGGCGCGCGAATGTTGTTTTGAATTGAATACGGCAGTTTGGCTATGTCCATTGTTGCCTTGGTGCAATTTAGTCGAAACTGAATGTACTTTGCCGTTTCTTTATCCAGGATAGTTACCGGGACATCGACCGAGTCAAAGTTATTAAGGTCACATACCAATATTCGCAAGCCCATAAACTTGCCGGCAGCGTTTTCCAACGCGCCTTGTATTTGGTAGACATATTTATCCATACTTCTACTAATACGCACATTGTTGTTTGCGCGCCTCGCCACAAGAAAATATCCGTTGACTCTGTCCCCTTTTGTATGGGTAGTATGGGTTGTGCGCACAATTCCAGGTTCCCCCCATACCCCCCTTATTATTTTTAAAAAATTATTTTAAAAAAATAGAATAAAGGGGTACTACCCATACTACCCTGCTTTTGAAAAGTTAAGTGTTTGTTTTTAAACAAAATGTTGTGAGAATCATTCTCATTTACTATTAGAATTTTACAAAAAAAATTTTAGAAAACGGGTTTTGCACCAAAACGGTGCATTTTTTAAGAGCTTGGGGGTTATGGGGCCCCCCTGCGCCCCTCAGCCATGGGACCCAAAAAGGGGGATGTGGTATATAAACAACACCCCCTTATAAAAAGGAGGGTCATACTTGACACATTGGCCATATAGGGTAAACCCCTATTGACTCCGCGCCCCTGACGCTCAGTAGGCTGGGCATTAGGGTAAACCCCTATTGACATCTAGCCTCGCGCCCCCCGCCCGCCTAGATGATAATGAGACGCATTCTCATTTAGATTAGCGCGGACAATATGGCTCATTGTCAATTAGGGTAAACACCTATTGACAAGCACACAGCCATTGTGGTATACTGGAGGGTTTGCCTGTTTGTCTGTATGTTAGTGCGCACTAACTTAGCTAACCGCGGCACAATGGCTGTGTGTATTAGGGTAAATACCTATTGACCGATAGGAGCCACGAGAAGGGGCCTAGGAGACGCGCAGGCTGTTTGCCTCACCAAGGTATTAACCACTATGCGATCGCGTCTCTACGGGGCCAAGCCTTATGTTATAAGGCCATGCGGGCGCGAGGGACCAAGCTGGGGTGTGGACATCTACTAGCTGTATAGTACTTCCCACGATACCCCACAATATCCCACCATATTCCACATTGTGAGATAGTTAAATTATTTGCAAATAGTGCTTGACAATCCATTCCAAGGTCGTTATAGTAGAGTCATGGTAGTAAGTAGTACTCAAACCCAACCGAGATAAATAAGGGGGAGCTGGCAGAACCAGTGCACTTATCCACAGTGCGTATGTTAATAGATAGTAATACTCAGAGCTACTTGATACCAGGTAGCTCGAGGGATTACTAACCAACAACTACACAGGAGTTAATACCATGACAACACCACACATTTACACTGGTGCAATTCGCCACGCTATCCACGCTCTTAACATTGAGATCGCTAGACTGGAGAAGTCAACCAAGGCTCGTAACCTGTCACCTGAACGCTGGAACGCTCTGCGCGTTAACCTAGAATCCAAACGTGACGCACAAGCTAACCTTACTGAGTACTTAGTAGGGGTTACAGGCTCAGCACAGTAGCAGGTCGAAACCGTAGTGATACGGTCTACACGTTAAGCGTGTACTGATGAGACCAACATAGGAGCTATACCATGCCAAAATTCACACTCGTTAAACTAATCGATGAAAAGAAGGTAGTACCAGCAAGATTATTGCCTGAGCAATCAGGTGATTGCCTTGAGTGGTCAGTGGATGATCAGAACATCCTCCAGTACAATCCTAAGACCAAGCAGTTTAGTTTTGAAGAATATGATTTTAGAGATGATGACTGGGAGCTAGTTAACACCCTTGGTCACGATGCCGCGTACAAGATTGCATTGAATGAAGGCATCATCTACGAGTAATCAGGTCGAAACCGTGTTGACACGGTCTATACATTAGGTGTATACTGACGAGACCAAACCACAGGAGCATATATGTACACAATCAATATCGGACTAGCAAACCCATTCACTGGCGGCTACAATACAGTAGATGACACACTCAGAGCCGCGCTCGGATTCATTAGCGGCATCGTGGACTTCAAGGTATCAAACCAAGGTGCAGAGCCTACCGTGATCATCCGATACACCCATCACAAGCGCTCACTGGTCGCGCTGGCAACAGCACTAGATCAGGACTGCATTGCATTGTATGATCACCATATTGGCGCTGGCTCACTGATCGGTGACAAAGCAGACGCATGGGGTCCATTCAACCCTGAGTATTTTCAAACCATCTAGGAGGCAATATGAGACAGCAAATAGTAGAGATGGCTTTACGTGAGCTCAATCGGCTCATACTCAATGAGGTAGAGTATCCGACAGCATTTGACCGGTTACTGCTTGGCCTTGAGCTGAGCAGTGCTGAGGGTGACGAATTGCAACGACTATATGACGAACAGGGATGGGCGAGATAATGACTAGAGTAGAAACCAAGGCCAAGGGCGGCCAGCTCGTATTTATCCAGCGAGATGGCACCAAGGCCACGCATCCCCATGAGTTTACCCACAGGGGTGTTGACTATTACCTGCTAAGTGGTGTATACTATGACCTAGAGCAGGATTTGATTGATAGAATATTTGGAGCATGATATGACATACCAATATAAATTAGTAAAGCTGGACGCAGGCCAATATTACTGGCACACTGAGGAGCACACCGAAGACGGCGGCTTTGCCATATTCAATGGTGACAAGCTGGTGTATAATTGCACAGATGAGATTGAGGCCACTTTTGAGTATGAGTGGATTTTGCAGGGTGGTGCTGAGTTAATCGATGGTAAACTAATTGAAAAGAAAGGCATACTAGCATGAGCGCAACATTCAAACCAGTGACAAGACACGACAGAGACAGTCAGTTTGGGGCAATTTGGCGGGCTTTAGAGGCGTATCGCGAGGAC